GATGCAGTGGCTATTGCATAGGTTACACAGTCAATTTCAACTTTGCAACTAGCAAGAATACTGCGACCATCGCCAATTATCTCTCGATCTCTAACGACAACAGCTCCACCTGGACTTATTGGATGGGTAGATCCTTTAGCAACAGCTTTAGCAATTTCAATAAAATGCTTTTCTTTGTCTGCAATAAAAGACGGATCTCCAGTAACGATTGGCATCTCACATATTCATACGTTTATTCCTATATTAGGTATGTAATCAACATAGCGCGACTACATAAATGGAATACGAAAACTTCCGAAAAGAATTCATTGAAAACGAGATGTGGGAAAAGCGCAATAAAAAAGGGCCTTGGCTAGAGCTTGCCAATTCTTTTGATGCTGTAAACAGCCCCGCGCACTACACACGTGGAAAGCAAGAGGCTATTGAAATTATTGAAGACGCAATCATTGATGCACCTTCAGTGAAAGCTGGAATGCTGCAAGCTCAGGTGCTGAAATATTTGCTACGTCTGTGGTTAAAAGACAACCCATGTCAAGACGCAGAAAAAGCTGAGTGGTATCTCAAGCGGCTTATTGACAGCTTGAAAGAAGACATCTGACTTATAGCCGGCGTTAGCCGGCCTAGCAGCGTTGGAAGTAGAGATAGTTAGATCCGTTGTCATCAAGCAGCTTTAAAGTCTCATACTCTTGAGTATGGTCTTTAATAATGTCATAGACTTCTTCTGCTTTCAGCACTGAGTGCTTGAAGAACAGAGAGATGCCTTCATTTAGATAAGGAACTTCAGGTACATACCAGGCTTGAGGTACGAGTGCTTCCCAAGGCTCTTCGCAATTAGCAATCCAACTGTTCAGTTCTTCGAGACGCTGAGCAGTTTTTACTATATGAGCTTCGATGGCTTCAGTAGCAGGGATATTGAGTGTGTTCTGATATAGAAGTGCATGCTTCCACATCAACGTGCCGTCTCTAACGATCAATCGGCAGGGATGAACTGAGTTCCCAGACGGAAGGTTATACAGATATTCCTTAGCTAAATGTTTAGACATCAGACTTGACCTTTATTCTCTTCGTAGAACTCCAAGTCTTTTGCCCAGCTATCGCCAGCAAATTCATTAAAGCAAATACGACCAATATCTCTAAAGGTGTTGTGGAACAATGTGATCTTATCAATGTTCGACATCACTTGATCAAGTGGAGGACCATACACGATGACATTCCAGGTGCTTGGCGACACTGATTCAAACCCTGTGCCAGTAGCTCGTAGCTGCTTGACACGCTTAAAGGGTATACAGAATGGATAGTCGTAGATAGCAGGTGCTGCACGGAGAATTTCTGATGCACTCGTAAAGAATATAAAGCTATCAATGTAGTTATTTCTGTATTCAGAAACAGTTTTATTAAACCAGATTCGATTATTTCTAACAGCACCTTTAGGCGCAACAAACACATTTCCATGCCAATGTTCTTGTAATGGATTTACCTCAATAGAAGATACTGAGGTGGCATCAACTAGGACTTGCTGAACAGGATCGGACGTTGGATCATAGTCAATAGAACCCATAACCAACCTGGCACGATCAATGATCTGAGGAGTTGGATATAGAGGGAGTTTTAATCCAGAGGATTTGAGTTTATCCGCTAAATTCTGCTGCGATCGATCGGAACTCTTCTTGGCCCCGACCTGCTTCGATTGCAAATGTTCTTGTTCCAGCATCACTAATCAGGGTAATTAAAACGTTCTTGGTCCAGTCATTTTCATCAATCTCTTCGAGTGTTTTACGCAAAAACTGCAGTACCTCTTCCCCGTTCTCATCATTCTCTGCAACACGTATATCGGCTTCTAGGTCTGATCCACTCATGTATGTCGTGGAATCGTTTTGAAGATTGATAACGAGAGTACCGGCACCTTTTGCTTGGAGGCCGTTCATGGCGATATTGATTAAATCGGTGAGAATCAACTCTGCAGTAGCAGTGAGAAACTTTTGTTCCTGTGTTTTTTCTTCTCCAAATTTATCAGAGGAGATTAGTTGTTGAAGTAAATCTGTACGTCGTGACATAACTCAATGACTCTTGCTTTAATTTAGTTAATTTAAAAATCTTTTGTGGGCTCTTCAGGATCTTCGCCATTATCAGTAGGCTCTCGATACATACCTGGATCATCTGGTTTGATCTGAGTTGTATGCCTGCCTTCTAAAAGATCAGTCATAACAGCTTCAAACTTGGCACCAAATCCTGCATCAGAATCAAACAACAATGCTGATCTTGCATCAATCTCTAATGATTGATCGATCTTTTCTTGCTCTTTCATGGCTTGCTCAACCATGTATTCACTGACTTGCATCTTCAGGGTATGCAACTGGCAAGCAAGCTCAAAGCTCTCTAAGTAACTGTCGTCATCTACGTAGACGCCGATATGCTGAGGAATAAGGTGAAAGGGATTACAGCAGTACTTATTGCCGCATGTCGTCTTGACTCCTGCAAAGCCAAGGTCTCCCCACGTAAACCACATAGCAACACGTTGAGGATGATGCTGTGTGGATGATGAGATCCCGTTGCGTCTCCAAGCGAATTGCGGCTGCTTGGTTCTAGGGTTGATACAGCCGTTCCAGTTCCAACATTCGTCGGGTGCTCCAATATCAACCTGGCTCCAGAACTTAAGAGCTTTAGATCGATTCTTCTTTAATAGACGGTCAATGTCAAAGGACATTCGACCTTCACGTGCCGCTGCTACACATCTGGTACATGCAGCATGGCTGTCGTAACGCATTGAATGCGAAGAGAAGCGGCCTAGCGAATGGCCTGAGTACAGGCACAGTTCACCTTCTTCAGCTGTGTTGGACAGCTGTAGATGCCTACGGCCATACGTGTGGCCACCTCTCTTTTTACTTGGCTGTGCTTCACTCATTAGAAATCGCCTTCAGGTTTTACATAATCACCGCCGTGGGCAGGGTATTGATCCGAGCAAAGAGTTAGCTGATGATTGAGTTTGAACTCATAACGAGTACTGTTCTCAAACTTAATGCGAACTAGCTTTGCTCTAGGTGTGTAATATTCAGGTTGACCTACAACAAGTGCTGTCATTCCGAATGGAGATACAATAACCCGTTGTCCAATCTTGATATCAGATGCTTTCATTTTTAAATATATAATCTGTTGACTTAAGTGTAATCAGAAGTCTTTTAAAATGTGATCTTCTGAGATAGGATCGTCTTTAGGTCTTGCCCAAATACGAACGGACTTTGATTTCTTACTAATCGGATCTTTTCTGCGTGTTACTTGACGACGCCAGCCCATAGTTTGCAGCACATCAGCTACTCGTCGGGACTCTTTACGCCCCTGCTGACGTGGATCAAGATCAAGCGCACTAGTCAAAACTTCTGATGCAGTGACTTCAGGTTTGTCAATGCAATAAGAAGCAATCTTTTCAGTCCAAGGATCTGGATCACCAAACTCCTGAATGTAATCAGCAATTTGTGCAATCTCACCGCTGTTGAATTCATAGCCTTCACCCTGTCGGTAGGCCTGAACAGCAGCAGCCCAGAGCATGTCGCGTTCTTCTGTTAGTTGCTTCCAAGGAATCAGAAAGCCTGCTCCGATTTCAAGCGGTACAAACCGTCGATTACCTGTGGAATCAACAAGGAACTGGTTACGGTTAGTCGTGCCGATCATGACGAACCGACGAGTAAGCCGTTCTGGGAGGCTCGCGTATGGGCGACGAACTTCATCACATCGAGTGGTGATGAGGTTTTTAAAGTTCTCGATGTTGCGAGCGTTAAAGAAATGATCTATCTCAGGTAGCTCAAGTAGCCATGCCACATGCAGTCGATACTGCTCCTTCATGAGTGTTTCAAGTGGAGTAGTGACTTCAGCGAACAGGCGGTCAGGGACCAGGCTGCGGCTGAACATGGACTTACCGACGCCTTGTGCGCCTACAAGGATCGGGAGCCAGCTCATTGAGCAGCCCGGCTTGTAAGCACGCGCTACAGCACCAATCATCATGCGCTGCATTGCCAGAGTGGCTAGCGAATGAGGGTTACCAAGGAAGACTTCTCCAATGCGATTCCAATCGGCATGAGGAATAGCGTGGTCAGCACACTTGTCTAGGTAACTGCGAATAGGACAGTAAGAGTTTTTACCCGCTGCGTATTGGATGGCATTCTTGATCCGCATCTCAGGGATGAAGACACCGTGCTCACAACTGAGCTTGGTTGTCATTAGATCAAGGTCATTACCTTGTAGTTCAACTGTTTTACCAGAGTTATCTGTATATTCAATCGCCCCAGTAAGCTGGTTCTTACGTAGTCCTTGAAGGATATCTTGGACTTTTTGTACGTCTCCTTCCCGCTCTTTGGCTAGGTCGTCTGACGAACGCTTGGGGCGACCGCGCTTTTTTGTAACCACCTCCGTATCTGGTAGGGGTTCAAACTCAATGACATTATCTGTGTTCATAAGTGGCAATGTATCTAATAAGTTGTCAAAGTTCGGCAAAGCGTCGAACTCTGTATATCCAGCTGCACCACCAGCTGCACCAAAGCGCAACTCAGGTGGTAGATGACTAGTCCAAGCTAAATCTTGTTTCTTAGCCAACGAATAAAGTGTAGTGTGTCCCGCATAGTTTCCGAGACCACGCCATTTAAATGGCCTAATATTTTCATCTTTATGTCCGTGGTGACCACGTAATACCCAGTCAACCCAGTCATCAAATATGATTTCACCTACGCCTGCACAAGCAGCCATAACAGGGGTGAAGTAGCTGTCGTACTCACCGTCATCGGAAGGACGTAGAAAGTCGCGTAGCAGCCACTGACAACGCCTGACGTCAATGTCAGTGACATCAGCGTGGACAAAATTGATTGTCTCTTCATAGTCAATATCCTTTAGAAGGAAATCAGGAACAGGATCTGCTTCTGTATTGATTTGCCACTCAGCATTTGTGTTACCAAACCACAAACGCTCAGGCTTCTGACCACTATTATCAACAAGCTTTTCAATGCCTAAGTCTGCAAGCAGACGATCAACTATCAACCAGTAAGCACCACGATGCTGCTGTGTTGAACCCAACTGAATAGACAGTGGGAAGATGGCACGAAATCGATGCTCTTGTTCTGTATGACTAGAGCTGGTGTAGGTAGCAGCACACCACTGCCTTGCTGTATCGGTAGACCAAAACCTGGCTAGCGTCGTGTCACCGTCAACATCAATAGCAATGAGATTGCTACCACGAGCGTTGTCAGCCCGACGATACCGATCAACAAAGTGAGTAGCGCACCAGGCGTATCCTGCAGATACCCATCCTTGTAGCCAGTCAAGACTTTCATTAATGTTAAGCCATCCATTAGCTGTCTCCCTCGCATTGCCCTTGTTCTGACAATTGCGGTTCACTGCTATCCGTAGTTTCATTATCCTCCTCTAGTTTGTGGAACTGTTCAGCTCTTTTTAAAAAGCGTGATTCATAGAGATCCATTTGGTCTCCATCAATAAAGATGCCTTGAGTTGTTTCAGGTGTTGAAACAATGATCAAAGCAACGTCACACTTAAATCCTGTGCGCTCTTCCAGGGCAAGCCGATAAGCAGCCATTTGCTGAGCACACTTCTGGTATTTCCTGAAGCCACCGAAACCAATACGGTCACCGCGTTCAGGGAATGTATTCATGTATGGGCCGTTGCTGGTCTTAAAGTCAGCGATGACTTTGACACCACCAATCTCACCAATTAAGTCAGGGCAACCTGCATATTTATGTTTAGTAGACCAAACAAATGCAACTTCTTTATCCTCCGATCTCAAATGATACCAATCAGGACGTAATGGACGTTCCGACCAATGAAGTATATCAAACCAATCAAGATATTGGGTAATACCGTTCCAAAAATCTCCATATTCTTCAGGCACACCAGGGTCCAGTCCACGGAGATAGTTTTCACATCCAAGGTGAATAGCTGAACCACGTTTACTTGCAGCTTCTAATGCACCAGGATTATTTTGTTGCCATGTTTTGAGCCCTGCTTTGGACTTAGCACTTTCCGTCGCAGACAACACTGTTGTGACAGACGGAAGGTAAAGCCCAGAGCAAAGGTACTTCCGATACCCAGCGGGAGTCTGGATACGGAAGGGTTTGCTTTGTGTTGTCATATCAATAGTCGGTGTCGTCTACAGATTGTTGAAACGCTTCGCTATACGTCGGGCCTTCAGGAGCGCCCCCGGCTGACGGTTGAAACATGGCATATAACTGCCCAACAGCATTACCTACAGCTTCAGTGACTTGTGAACTGGCATGAACCTCTTGACGCATGGCATCAACTTCTTGACGAAGGGCGATTACGTGATCCATCAATGAAGGCTGACGAACTGGAGGAGCAGGTCGTTGTTCAGCTGCTTGTTGCTGTGGTTGAGCAGCAGCTTGTTGGCCAGCCATAATTTGAGCAAGACGCTCTTGCATTTCAGGTGGGAGATTGTTTAGTGCGTTAGACATCAGAATTCATCCTTGAGTTGTTTGGTTACGATTTCACCTACGATTTCTTCG